CGGGGTATTAGCTCATCTGGCTAGAGCGTTAGACTGGCAGTCTAAAGGTGGCGAGTTCGAGTCTCGCATGCTCCACTATTATAAACCTCTCTGTTTCAGAGGGGTTTGTGTTTTCTTAAGCTTCTCCAGCTTTCGTTTTTGGATAAAAAAAGACAGTTTGTGCCACTTTTGGCAAAAAGAACTTGTCTAAAACGAATCCAGAACAATTATGACAACTCTTAAAGCCGCCGTTGTTCCGGCCAAGGTGCTGAAAAACGGCAAACACAGAATTCGTATCGCAATTGGTCATAAACAGGAAACAAGATACATCGTTACCCGATTTGAAATAGATAATACTGCTAATTTTAAAGGAGGGCAGGTGGTAGGTGTTCCTGATGCCGCACATGTCAATGCTAAATTACGTGGAATACTTAATTCATATCAGGATGCCCTGGATAAGATAAATACATCATCCTATACTTGTACCCAACTTGTCGAATACTTGTCCTCGGTAAAGCAGGGAGCCATCTCTTATAGTGTCGCTTCGGCTGACTATATGCAGAATTTGATTAAAGAGGGGAGAAGGACCACTGCCTCCTTATATCAAAGGGCGAGTGATTACTTCATTGAGTTTGTCAAATATGATATAATGCTTGATGGAATTACTCCCCGGACCATAAAGGACTTTGATATTTATCTAAAGAATGTCCGAAGGCTGGCTCCTGTTACTTGTGGTATGCACATGGCACATTTGAAGGCAATAATCAATCAAGCAATAAGGGATAAGAAGGTATCATATGACACGCATCCTTTTGAATATTATGAAAGACCAGCAGGAATGCCCAAAGAGCGTGATATCTCGGTAGCTGACGTAAAGAAGATAAGGGATGCGGAGATAAAAAAGAAGTCTCAGCGTGTTGCCAGGGATGTGTTCATGCTTTCGTATTATCTAGGAGGTATCAATCTGATGGACTTGATGCAATACAATTTCAAAGATGCGAAAATTATGGAATATGTACGTGAAAAATCCAAAAACACAAAGAAAGGTGATATGAAGATCAGCTTCACTATTCCTGAGGAAGCAAAACCGATTATCAAAAGATGGATGGGGCGTAATGGAAAGCTTGATTTTGGTTATAAATACTCTTATCCTAATTTTCGTAACTATGTAACAAAAGAAATTATAAGGTTAGGGGAGAGGCTGGAGGTAGAATCGCATGTCGTATATTATTCAGCCCGGAAATCCTTTGTCCAACATGGTTTTGAACTGGGCATACCATTGGAAACGTTGGAGTATTGTATAGGCCAAAGCATGAAATCCAATAGACCGATCTTTAATTATGTCAGAATTATGAGAAAACATGCTGATGAAGCCATAAGAAAGATTTTAGATAATCTAAAGTGAGGATTCAAGAACTAGAGCGATTGCTTCGGCAGTCGCTTCCTCTTTTTCTTTGTCTATCTCTGAGTTTAGCCGTTCTATCAAGTCCATATTTCTTGTGACAATCGTTTTTGTGCCCTCAGAGGAAGAAATTGTAAGTTCATAGTGTCCATAGCCTATAAACTTTTTAGATAGTTGATGAGCAGTTGGGGCTAATTTTGACATATGCAATTGCGTTAGTCTGCGAAAAAAGAAAACGGTTCCGCTTTCCCGTTGCGTTACATTCCGTAATCGAAACAGTGGGTACATTAATACTCCACACGGGGGTCGGAACTGTATTATGAAGAAGCTGCAGGCAATAAAAATCGTCTGTAGCTCAATACGAGACAACGCCTCGGTTACTTCAAAATGTAACGCAATGCAAAGATGGTATTTTATATGACTTTACAAAAAACAAAACGGGAAAATTCAAGTAAAGCATAAGGGTGAGAGATTATATAATGATGATGAAAAGATAGGAGAAAGGCAGCTTATTCGGCTGCCTTCATTCATAAATTACT